CGACAATCTGCCAGCGCTGGCCGTTCGGCGAACGGATGATGGTGCCCTTGCCAAGGTCGAAGTGGATGTTTCCGATGTTGACGCTGTTGCCGAGACGATTCGGAATCGCCGTCGCCTCGATGCCGCTGACCTTGATGATCCCGCGCATCGGGTCGGAGCCCAAGTCCTCGTGGCTCGTCGCGTGCGGCTGCGGCGGGTCGAACTTCTGCGCGATGCGTTCCCATGCTACACCGTTGTCGCGGTACAGGCTCGCGTCCGTCGTCAGGAACACGAGACGGCCCGCGCGTCCGACAATAGGGAGGGCCGGGACGCCTTCGACCTCGAGCTCCACGCCGCCGCCAAAACGGTTGTTCGCGCTCACGCTATACTCCCGCCGTCTGTCGTGAGTTCTCCACCCATTGCGACACGCCGTCGCTCGCGAAGTCGATCGCGACCACGGAGCCCGCTACGGCAGGAGTCACGAGCGTCCCTGTGGGCGCAAGCCACGCGCCGAACGTGATGGTCCTCGCCGCTGCCGCATCGCTCTGGACGAGGAATTTGATCACCTGCCCCAAACTTCCGTGCGGGATAGCCCCGTCCATGTCGATCGTCTGGTCCCCCGTCGCCGTGAGCGTGTATGTGTAGAACGCCTCCGTAGTCGGAGCCGTTGCGATTGTGTTCCCGCCCCCAGGCTCCACGAGGGCTGCCCCCCCGTACCACGCCGAGGGCGCGGGGATGTCGCTCGTGAGCGCCACGGTGCCGGTCTGGTCCGGAAACGTCCATGTCTGCGAACCTGTAATCGCGTGCGTCAACGTGCCCCAGTCACCCGTGCCAGCCTGGAATGCGACGTCTCCCGCGGGCGTGAGCTTGAATTCGTCCGAGCCAACGCCGATAGAGTAGTCGGTGAACGTGAGCGCACCCGCATCCTCGCCCCACGACCATCCGTCATGCATCGCGCCCGTCGTGCGGTCCACGGTGCCCGATCCGAATGAGACGTTTGGCCCCGCGACGAAGAGGGTAGGCGACACGGGACGATTGATGCTCGCTGGGTCCTGTAGGAGCAGGCTCGCCTGCGGGCAAAGCACCTGCCATCCGCCAGGGCCGCTCCCGCTCGGCCATCGGCCGATGCCGGGCTGCTCCGTACGGAGGAACGAGTCGAGAGCGTTCTGCGCCCCGAACGCCTCCATGTGGACAGTCACGGGGCAACCGTATGCGTAGGCGGCGAGCGCCTCGGCCCCCGGAGTCGGATTGCTCTTGATGTCGGGTATCCCGTCGCCCGTCGCGACGGGCTGTCCCGCGATAGACGGCGAGGAGATCTCCAGGTGCGTGCTCGCCACGGGACTGGGCCGGTCCGTGGTCTGATGCCCCGGGGCGCTCGATGCGGACGGCGTCCCCCCGCCCGCCACAGCGAGGATCTCGTCCACCGCGCCCTGGAAGCCTACCGCGCCGTCGGCTGGGCTTGAGCCGCCAAGGTCGAAAAAGTGCGGGTCAGTCGGGAGGTCCGGATACTTCCAGTTCGGGTCCTCATCATCGGCATAGGGCGGGAGGTAGATCGGGGGAGGCTGCGCCGGGGACCCCCCGCCAACCCACGGCGGTTCAGACGGTATCGTCGGCTCATCGGGGGGTTTCGGAGGCTTTGGCGTCGGGGTCTCAGTCGGTATCCACGGCGGGGGCGGCACGATCTGGAACGCGCTCTCCGCCCACCAGCGCCATGCGTTGAGTTTTGCGTCCCATCCGAGATGCACGGGGATGTTGTTCGGTCCGCAGACGACCGTTGGAGCCTCGACCGCCTCGAACGCGAGAGGGCCATCCATCACGTTGTCGAGACGGAACAGGGCGCCCGTCCCGATGTGCGCGCGGTTGACGCGGTGCCCGTCCGCGTCCGCGAACAGGAAGTGCTTGTCGCTCGCGCTGCCGACGTCGAGGAACCCGCCCTGGTTCACGCTCACGCACGCGAGGACTTTCGAGCCCATCGGCCCTGAGCCCGACGGCGAGTCAATGACCATGCCGCCATAGACGTCGCCGCGACCCGACTTCCCGAGTTGCCACGCGAGCGTGTTCTCTTCGGGTTTCGATCCCTTGACGACCCACCACGCGCTTTGCAGCCGTGCCGTGCGCGTCGGGTCAATCTCGCTCTCTTTCGTGAGATCGCTGACGATGCTCGCCATCGACGGGTCGCCCGCCGCGTTGACGGCCACCATCGAGAACGCGGTCTGCGTCGGAAAGAAAAGGTTCTCCTGCGCCTTCTCCTTCGACGCGGCGAGCATGATCCCGACCGTACCAACCGGGTACTTCCCGCCACCCGGACGGATCGGCACGTCGAGGACAGAGTACCGCGAGTCGGGTCCATACCCCCCGTCGATGATCGGGAGCAGTCCGACAGTCGCGGCGCCGCTTGCCGTCGAGGGTGTCGCGCCCGCGTCCACGGTCGGAACAGAGGCGGGGCGGCCAACGTCGTACCGGCCTCCCGTCGCCGGGGGGCTGACAGCCGCCCCTTTAGATGCTCCCGCTCCGACCAAGAAGTCAGTCACGGAACGATACTCCCCAGGTCCGACGGGACCCTACGTACATCGTGCCTCCTCGGTTCACGGGTGCGCTTGTCCGTCCCGTCGTAGGATCATATGTCCCTATTCGTTGTGCCGTGCCGTCCCAATTCCCGAAGCTCGCCCCCCACACGGTCCCGTCTTTCCCGGGGCGAAGGCCCACGAACGTTCCTCCGCTGATTTTACGCGGATCGTTCGTGATGTTCGGATTTCCGAACACCGCTCCCCAGACCGTGCCTTTCCTCTTGGTCCTCATGTCCGCTCCCACCCAGAACGTACCACCGTCATCCGACGCACGCGCCGGAACGGGTCGGACTCAGGTCCCAGCCGAGTCGACGGACGTCGGATTCATCTTGATGAAGTCCTGCCGATGAACAACGATGTTCCCAGGAAGAGCCCCATTGAGTCTGTCCTTTGCGAGATCAACCGTGATCCCACCACTCGGCGACGTGCTTGCTGGCTGATCGCCCTGATATCCGGGCGTGTACACCGCGCCCTGCCCAGGACCCGAGTTGATGAATTTCGTCGAGGTCGATCCGCCGCCGCCCGCTACGGTGCCCCCTGTCTGCTGTGTGGTTCCCGCCGCGGGGGCACTCGCCCCTCGGGAGTAGGTTACCCCAGCCCCCGGGGCGTTCCCCCCGCCATCAGGCGTCACGACGACCGTAGGCGTGGTCGGGGTCGTTCCACCACCTGCGCCCCCCGTCGTGACCTGTCCACGCGCGACGACCGCGGGCCACGCGAACGCCCAGCCCGAGATGCTCCGCGTCGACTTTGGCCAGAACGCGGCGCAGCTGATGTCTCCGAGCGTGTCCTGCGTGCCGTCGTGGACGGACACCAACCCGAGTGGGTCGGCTTTCGTGACACGCGCAGCGAATCGCACCGACCGATTGTGCACGTCGGCGTCTGTGCGGTGGTCGCGCAGCGGGTCGATTCCGCCGGCCGAAATGTCCGATAGATAGCTCATGTGTTCTGGAATACCTCCCTGCGGATGGTTCGCCTGACGCTGCCAGGAAGCAACGAGAACGGGTCAACCCTTGTCGATATGTACGGCGATGACGACACAACCGACGTTGCGGACCCGTCTGAGTTGACGCGATGAACCACGGCGTCGCTCGCACCGAACGGCTCCAGCGTCGGGTTGAGGCCCGTCGTCTTCGTCCCAGCGATCCTGTCCTGTAGCCCAGCGTAGTACGCGGCAGCGAACGCCAGAGCGACATCCTCGCAATCTTTCTTGTTGATCCACTGGTTTACGAGTTCCATCCCACGAGCCACGGTTGCTCCGTCGGTCGCGTTGAATCCCATCGCGCTGCGAACCTTTGCCGCCATACCTGCACTGTCTTGCCACGCGAACCGCGCCGTCATGATTGACGGACCAATTCGCAAGTCCTGCGCTGGCCCCAACGCTGGCATGAAATGTGAATCGCGGATCTTCGCCTCGGCTTGCTGCGCCGTGATCTCGATGGCCTGGAGTTGACTCTCATCGTTAGGCGCTCCGAGCGCCACCGTGACTACGGTCGCCATCCCAAAGCGCTCCCTCAACGTCGCCGTGACATCCCCCGCGACGTTGACTATCTCGTTACGGAACCTGGGTAGGTTGAACGCGGTCGGGTCCTTGAACACAACCGTACTGAACACGCCGGGAACCAGTTCCACGTAGACCTGCCCTGGATCACCTCGAAACGAGATGCTGATCACTCCCTCGTCTGGGTCGACAATCGACAAGACAACGGGCGCTGAACTCCCAGCCGTGAATCTCTGTGCGTATCCCTCCACGGACAGATCGTAGACCGTATGCGACTTCAAGTTAGCTCCGACGCCACTTACCATCATGGGTCGTCCGCGGTCGAAGATGAGCGTGTAGTCCATCCACGTAGGAGATGGAGCCATGCCCCCCGTTTCCTCATCCCACACGGCGACTCGACGTGCCTTGACTTGATAGATGCGATCCATCCATTCACGGGGGATACGATACGTCCGTCGGAAGTGTTGCTTGAGCACGGCGAGCCGTGACGCCCACACGGCATTGTGTATCATGCCGCCGTCGAAGGCATAGTAATTCATGAAGTCGCCGTACCAATTCTCGCGCAGTACGTCGACTGATAGTCGTTCCCGTCCCACCGGCGTCGTGGCTGCCCAGGCGTCGAGAGCTTCTTGGATCGTGATCCACGTCCCCATCATCACGGTCCGACCGCCTACGTCGAGCGATAGATCCTGGCTTGGCAGGACATTGTCAAGCAAATCAACGCCCAGGTTCGCGGTGGTCGTTGTTCCGGTGCCGTCCAGATAATCGAAACGACACTCGATCTCGCGATTGAAGTAGACCACGATCTTCGATGGACGCTGTACGCGATGGTCGACGTTGATCGGAAAACCTCCGCCCACCGATGGAGGCCCCGTCATCTTGAAGAGGACGCTTTCGGAACCGTCTAGCTTGCTGTACACCCGCGTGACGCTATCCTTGTCTACAAACAGGTCCATCCCGTTCATGTACCCGAGCACGCGCGCGAGAGCGGCATCACCAGCGTCGTCAAGCTCCAAATCGCTGATCTGGATGTTGTCCCACGCAAGGGCGTTTGCGAGCACAGACAGTTTCCCGCTCGGATCTATCCGCTTGTACACGTCCACGAGGATCTGTGACGCCTTCCATTCGCTGGTGCCGTTTTTCAGGCTCCACTTCGCGAAGCCAACGTCCTCCACGGATGCTCCGACACCACCCATAGCATCTTCCGTGAGCAGACGCATGTTGCCTGTCTTCCTGCGAACGTTGTATCGTCGCAAGACGTGACGCTTCGGCCAAAACCACCTACGATCCGCTACGACGACCCCGGTGGTAAGCGGCGTGCCCGTGGGTACCGTGTCCACGACCACCAAGCTGGACACCTTCAACTCGCCTATCGCGCTCGGTCCCGATGGGATGATGTGCAACTCCACCGGAATCTTCCCGGCGAATCCGTTCATGATCAGGACGGCATCTTGGTTGGACACCTCAAATGTCGCCGTGGATGGGGTCACGCCAGACGAGAACGTCCACTGCGGGTTCCCGAGGAGCGTGAAGCCACTCAAGTTGGATGAGGTCTTGTCGGACATCACAGGAACTGCAAATTGGCGCCCAAGATACTCGGGTTGATCTGCGTACCCTTCGCCAGCGTGACGTACTGCTGCTGTTGGGACGTGTTCCGCTCGATGAACTTGAGGCTGGCACCACCGGGCAAACCTCGCTCGATCGGGTGCTCGGACGCGTTCGTGGTGAGCGACACCCAGCTGTCATCTTCAGGGAGCAATTCGTGAGGTAGCAACTTGTCCATGAACATCGGGCCATCGGGCACGAGTAGAGGACCAGATACCATCACCGTCCTAGTCGTCAGTGTACGCTCCACCAGTTCAGGCCCCGTGAAGACGTACGCGGAATGCTGGTCAACATCCCAGGCGGGAAGAATGGCCTTCCCGCCATTGGTGCGCTGATCGAGCATCCACGAGAATTCGACTGTGTTCGATCCATTGAGCGCGATGAACGTCAGGCTGCCCGTCATCGGTTCCCCGTAGCGAACGGGGACCGTCACGACGTGGTCTACGATGACCGATCCGCCAAGGCCAAACACGCTGGACACTTTTCCAACGATCCAGGGGACGATGGTGCTGTCCCACTTCTGCCGGGCATTCGTGCCGAAATCCACGCCGCCGCGGAACGAAGCTGCGATGGTGATCAACCGTCGAGCCGAACCTCCCATCTGATAGGAGTCTCCCGGCGACGTGTACGAACGGGATAGAGTGAGCTGGTGATTGGTGACGCCTGCGATCTGGTCGGAGGCATTGATCTCTGAAAGCGTGCGACTGTAGTCGCAGAACTTGTTGGCGTCATCAATGGTGCGCGTCTCGCTCGTCTTCTCGAAGGTCACCCCAACGGCAAACAACGAAATGATGCTCGCTTGGAACGCAGAGATGCCGGTGACGTAGTTCGCCAGTGCCGTACCTCCGCCCGTCGCCGTGTAGCGACCGCTCATCGTGATCGTTCGCTTGTTGTCACTCGCAATGATGAGCGACGACGACGAGTTGAGTCTTCCGATCTGCCCGGACAAGTCCGCGGGACGGTTGACCGCGATCGTGATCGCGTATCGACGGCTCCTCCCCGTGGACATGATATCCCCGAGCTTCTGGATGCTCGGATTCGCGTAGAAGCCAGTGTTCCCGCTATGACTCCACGACTTGAGCGTCTGTCCGCTGAGTGTCACAGTGAGATTCTGTCGTGGGGTGCGGAAGGCGTCTTCCAAGGCCGTGCAGTTCGTCGCGAACGCGACGGCGGTCGACCCCACGCACACGACGTTGCACGACAGCGTCGCCGTCTCGTACCCCTCGGTCAGCGCGTGCGGTCCATCCAATAGATAGACGTCCGACAACCCGCCCACGGTAACAGAACCGTACGCGATCGATAGCTCTCTGGTGACTGTTGGCACGTTCTACCTGCTTGTGATTCCCATGCTCTCTAGGAGCTTCTCGCGTACGGCAATTCCTGCTGCCTCCGTCGCCTTGTCCGTGACGCGCTCCCCGATGGGGTACGCCAGTTGCCCCGCCGCGCGCTTCCGCTCCTCTTCCTGTACGTATCGCTTCACCATGATCTCCGCGAGCTTTTTGAGTGCGTCGTTGTTCTCGATCAGCTCTTTCGGGACGTTCTTGTATCGTTGCTCGAACTCGCTGGCGACGCGTTCCTTCGCTACCTGCGACGCCGTGGCGTCTTGCATGAGCCACCTGATAGACTCCGTCGCGGCGGCGTTGGCCGCACCACCGAACCCGGCGCGAAGGCCAGCCATGCCGACCGACGCCGTTGTCCCAATGGCCCCCGCCACGGAGGCAACGCCGCTGAAGCCTTCCTTCAGGTCGTCGATCAGCTTCTTGAAGTCCTCCTTCGCCTCGCCGAGCTTCTTATTCATCGGCGTCGTGTTCAACGTGACTGGAACTTCTACGTCGGCCATCTACGTCGCAGTCCTCGTCGTACCAGTCTCCTGTTCGCTATACCGCTCGTCGGTCCCGGATCCAGATTCGTCATACGCCATGAAGATAGCGTAGGACCACGTGCCTGCGCCGGGGGAGTCCACCACCGTGGCCGCGAGCGATGCAACGGGAATGTCCGTTCCTGTCACCGCCGTCGCGGGTGCCGTACTCCCGCTGGACCTCCGAACGATCATTCGGCGCGTGTCAAATCGAGTGGGTGGCAGCGTCCACGTCAACGTGATACTTCCGCCTCCGGCCGTCGCCACGAGGTTCTGTGGAGGATGATAGTAGCGGTCCGTCGTGCAGTGCGTGTCGACGTTGTACGACCTCGTGACGGCGAATGGCTTGTCCTCGTCCGTGACGACCCCGCCACCCTCGCTGCCCGACGCCAATACAATCCGAACACCCTGAGAGTCTCCCAGTCGCTTGATTGTCCGCTTGATCTCCTCTTCCACCTCCAGGAGTCCGCGTCCCTGACTCCCAGTCTGGCCTACCGTGCGCCCATGACCGATCACAGCGGACTGTCCCTCGGGGTCCCCATGCACAGCGACGGCGAGAAGCAGCTCGAACTGCTGCACGATGAGTCCCGTTTCCTCGGGATCGGTCGTAGCGCTGCTAGGACGGATCGCCAGCGACGGAGATCGAAAGTTGGCGAAGAGCGCCTTGAACGCGGTCGTGACGATGACGACCCGGCCGAACACGACCACGCCTCCCGCGTCTGGCCACGTCGCCGCGGAGAGCAAGAATCTGATCTGCTGCGCTATCTGCCAAGGGGTCATCCGCTGTAATCCACGGTGGTTTTATCCATTATGTTTGATGCATCAATAGCCGCACGTTCAACCAAGATGTCGGCGACGGCCTTCCCTCCATCAACCTCCGCCGATATCGCCGCCCGGCCAATGTTGCCCTCGCAAGCGAGCCCGATTCGTGTGGCCTTCTCTACGGCGATGATGCTACCAGCCAAGTCAAACGCAACACGCTCGTCGGCGCCAAGCTCTACCCAATTCTCTAACGTCAGGATACCACCAGATCGCAGGAACGACGTTGCGCACGCGACCATGTCCTTGCGTTGATCGTCGGTGAGCGACACCTTCGGGCTGAATCCAGCGGCTTGGATGAGCCTCATAGGGTAATGTCTCTCCTACGCCCATAGCTCGCGGACTTTCCGGTCGAGTCGCGAAATCCAGCAAAGACGACGGCGACGTCGAGCTGCTCGCTCAGAGAGAACGCTAACGATGCCGTCGCGTCCAACATCGGAACCGCGCGGTGCAAGACCAGGAAGTTGTGGTCTTCTAGTGCGTATGGCGTAAAGACTAGTCTCACTCCCGTGGAAGCCAGAAGCCTGCCTGCCCTGTTCGTCGAACTCGCAGTCTCCGTGATCAGCCTATGCTGAGACGTCGTTCCGACCGACGTGTTTGGGAACAGAGCGGCGTACGCATCATTGTCGCATCCGCGCAGGATCGCCGAGAGTACCCAGCCGTCACCGCCTACGTCTAGGGCCTCGATGCGTTCCCCTCCGAATTCCTCGGCCCGCACGAATTCGTATCGCCTCCCCGGGATGGCACGAATTGCACGCACGTTGCCAAGCGCCGTCCCTCCGTGAGGATAGTCAGTCGTCAGGCTCGTCGCGCCATAGGATAGACGCCCAGGAGCGAAGACAATGTTGCGTGCGTTCGGCGTCGTCATCTACGCCTTCTTGAGATGACGCAGGATGATCTCGTTCATCTTCTTGCGGTCATCTGGATAGAAGCCAACGAACGGCCGGGCCTTGACTCGGAACACCGCACTCGACCCAACGGGGATGGAGAACAGCCACCCGAACGCTGCGGACATCGGGTTCTCGGTCTTCTCGCCCGACTTCTTCTCCTCGCGCTTTTCCTTTCCACGCTGCTTCTTGAGCCACTTCCCCAGGTTCTCGCGCATCATCTTCGTGATCTTGATTCGCGACGCACCGCCGAACTGTTGGATGTTGGCGTAGGGCACCTTGGTCCCAAACAGGATGCGGTGCTTGCTCGCGAATCGCCACGTGAAGGACTTCGAGAGTTGAGCCGTGTCGACAACGGCAGGCCTCCCCTGGAACCGACGCGCCTTCACGTTCGGGGAGTTCTCCAGGTCACGCAACGCTCCGGGGATGTTCGGAATGCGACGGGGCGTCCATGAATCTGTCCCGCGTCTCTGCTCGCGGAACGCCTTCTGAGTGACGCTCACCAAATGGATGCCGACTTCCCCGAGGATGGCAGACGGGTCGGTCGCGAGTCTCTCAAGAGCCTCGACTTTCGTCCCGTGATAGTTGATCTTCAGGTTGGTGTCGTCTGCCACATTGCCCTCATGCTACGGGTCCGCGAACGTGATCCCGCCACCCGTCGTGTGCGGCAGATATCGCCCCGTGGCCCTAGCAAGCTCGCGCTGCACCTTCGACTCAGTCGCCGTGTCGGTCCAGGAGAACGTGTCATCCATGAGGAACTTCGTCGTTCCACCGATGAGCCAGTACCACCCGCCCACGAAGCCCGTCGCAGGGACCAGTAGCACGTCATCGATCAGGAGGTCACCCGATGTCCGCGTGAACGTGATCTTGACGTCAAGCGCCGACTCGTTGAAGTTCTTGAGCCAGCAATTCGTCCCGGGGGCCGACGGCGTATAGAGTGGTAGCCACCCGAGGTCACCCGTAATCGTCCTCGTCGTCGTCTTGTTCCCCATCTCGATCGTGAGGTCGCCGACCGCCGTTCCCACCTGCGCGTTATACGCGACCCGCAGGAGATAGGGCACGTTCGGATCGAGTTGCGTGCCGCGGAGGGAGAGCACCTGGGAAAGCGTCCGCGTCAGTTTCATCTTGATCGCGTACGGACCCGGGTCCCCCTGGTAGTTGCGGTAGTAGTTCACCGCGTCCAGGACGTAGTCGCTGCCGTCTCCCACGACGGCCACGGAGGATGTCCAGTTCGTGATGTCCGTCGGAATCGCAGCCGTGCCCGAGAAGTCACTGAAGCTCGGGTTGAGCAGGAGACTTTGCCGCGCGGAGAGCGCCTGGATTCGCCGCGTGCCACGCGAGCCGTTCCAGTATTCGAGCACGTCCTTCCCGCCGTTCGCCCCCGCGAACTCGAATATCTCCTCGTGGACCGACGCCCCCGAGTTCGCGTCAAGCACACACGTCGCGGTCTTCAACTCGGGGACCTGGGCCTCGATGTCGAAGTTGTTCTCGTCCTTGTTGAGTCGGAGGATCGTTCCGTTCCCGATGTTCCCACCCCCCGCAGCCGGCGAACCGAAGGTGAACGAGCGGCTCTTGACACGCAGGGTGTAGGTGATGAACCATTCGTAGAGCTTATCAATGACGAGCTGGATGTTGGTCTCGGGGATCGCCATCAGCTTCGCGTAGGTGAGCAAGATCGCGGAGTGCAGTGAGGCAGAGCTGTTGAGGATCGAGCCGAACGCGGAGCGGTCACTCGCTAGGACAGACAAGATGCGATCCGCGTAGTCCGTTTCGAGCGCCTGCATGATCGCGTCTTCCAGCGACACGATGTTGTTCGTCGCAGTGACGTTGCCGAACAACCGACACTCGTCCAGGTACTTGACGAGGGCCTTCCACTGGGTCTGGATTTCCGCCTCACTCGGGGATGCCATCGTCGGTGTCTCCTACACTACGGCAGCATGAACGTCCTTGGATCCTGTGGCACTGCCCTCGGAACTAGATCGTCGTACGTCGCGCGATCCGCGTCAGGACGCGCCCCCGACTGCTCCGTCGACGGATCGAGCGTGCTGTCGGTGACGGGCATGAACCTCCCCGTGCGGATCGCTGCGAGTTTCGTCTGCCACGCGCTACACTCGGCCGAGTCGAACGCAGCCGGCTCGCCCATGATCACCTTCAGTCGACAGATTACGCCGAGAACGCACAGCGACACGTGGATCGGGTTCGCGTCGTCGTAGACGCGACCCGTCTCGTTGAGGAAGTCGGCGATCGTGTCCGTCGCGGCGGCGGACAAGCGCGTCGCGTCTACCGTCGTCGCCTGCGGGTTGTCCGGGTTCGTGAACTGCACGAGCCGCGTGTTGGATACCCGAGCCGTCACGTTCGTTTCGAGCGACACGCCACGCCTCCGTCAGAATCTCTCGGCGGAGCGGGTGCCGGCCCGCCCCGCGTCGAGGGGCGGGCAAACCGCCCGCCCGCATCGTCCTCTCGAACGGGCTACTTCTCCAACGGGTCGGGCTTCGTCCCGCCGACGCCGCTGCCGTCGTTCGCGAGCTGCTTCATGTAGCAGAACTTGGCGATCGGGACGTCGCCGCGCGACGCCGTGTACGGGCGGCTCGCGCTGCCGTTCGTGTCGAGCACCTGCGCCCGCTGCCCGAAGAAGCGGACCACGTGCCGCTTCATGTCGTCCTTGATCCGCGCCACGTCCGCGTCGGTCAGGTCGACCACGCGGCCCGGCCGCGCGAGCTTGTTCCACTGCTTCGTTGCCGGGTCGACCGCGGTGTCGTCCGTGAAGACGCTGAACTCCTGCCCGCCGACCGTGTGGTTCTGCACGGGCAAGGTCCGCTCGACGCCGTGGACGGTCGCCGTGGAGTTCAGCCCGATCCACCACTTCCGCGTCACGTCCTCGACGTACTCGACCACCGCCGCGCCGCCCTTCGCCACGATCTGACCTTCGTCGCGCGCCATGTCTCGCTCCTGTCGCTCGGGACGCCTCGAAACGGCGACGCCCACGCGCGGGGTCGTTCGGTGCCCGGCACACCGCTCGTCCGTTCGTGGGCGAACCTAGTATGTTGCTTCGCTGTAGGGGCTACTGGACGGCAATCGCCGCATAAGGCACTGCCACGGAAGCGCTTCCCCGACTATCCCACTGGATGTACTCTACGCGGGTCTGCTTCACGAAGTCGCTCGTGTCCATCGTCGCCGCGTGCTCCTGGAGCGGCTGGCGAATGAGCTCAAAGATGGGCTTCTTCGGCGCGCCCTTCATGAAGATGTACCACGAGTTGTTCGTGATGCGCTGCGTGGGCCAGAGCGTGACGTTCAGCCCCGCGTTCATGATCACGTTCGACGGCGCCGCGGCGGTCCCCTGCACGAGGTTCTGCATGAACGCCTGCGTGAAGACCTGCTGGTTCGCGACGTTGTAGATCACCGTGAAGCCCTGGTCGAGCTTGTCCTGCCCCCAGAGCGGCTGCCCCTCGGTGTCCTGGAACTGGCCGAACGCCGCGATGGCGCCGAAGAAGTTGGCCTGGACCGCGGCGGTCGTTGCGACACCCCCGGTCGCCACGATGTTTCCCGCGCCGAGGCCGAAGCGGTTGGCGGCGAAGAGCGCGAGCCCGTCGGGGGCGTTCGGGATCGCGGGGAGCAGCGTCGCGTCGGCCGTGCTCGTGAGGATCTGGAAGAACAGACGCTCGGGGAGCGTGGCCCAATGGTCGCCCGCCGCCCGCGCCTGATCGAACAGGCTCCTCGTCTGGTCGTCCTGACGGTCGTTGATCTTCCACTTGACCTGCATCCCCCAGGTCCAGTTCGTGACGGAGAACTGGCGCGAGAGGAAGTTGCGGCTCGGGATGTTCTCGCCGTCGACCCACCGCTGCGGGTAGGGGCTCGATTCCAGGTAGCCGAAGATCTCCACCGCCTTGTCGGACGGGATCCCAAGCTCCATCACGGACGAGAGCCGCTCCTTGACGGCCGTGTACGTCGGGCCGTACGTGTTCGCGAACTCGGCGCGGAGGCCGGCGGCCAGGATGTTGCCGGCTACGACGGGATTCGCCATGTTGTCTTCTCCCTAGCTGGTGCCTGTATGTGCGGCCCGCGCCGCGCTCGAATTCTTGAACTACTAGTTCCCGAGGTCCATCTGGACGGTCGCGTAGAGGTTGAGGTCGCCCACGTCGGTCGCGGCTCCCGCGCCCGTGATCACGCCCTCGACATCGATGAGGTCGCCCTCGTGAAACTCGTTCGTCCCGGTGATCGCGGTCCCCGCGAGCTTGGTTCCGACGTCGTCGGCGAAGGCCCAGGTGACCACGCCGCCCGTGACGTTCGCCGCGCCGATCTCCAGGTTGAACGCCTCGTTGAGCGTCGCCGTCGTCGACTTGCGGTCGACGATGCCGTAGAAGCTCGTGAAGCGGCCGTGGTGCGGGGCCTCGATCCCAGTCAGGTGGTTCCCGCTGACGGTCCGAGACGACGCGATCTTCCCGAGGTGCCACGTGTACTGCCCGAGCCCCGCGAGCGCGATGGACGCAAGCGTCGCCGCGCCGAAGCGGAGCACGAGGCACGTGGTGCCCGTGTACCAGCGGACGATCATCCCCGCGGGATGGCCCGGCGCGGGCCGCGTGACCGTCCACGTCTCGTCGTCGGAGAGGAACACGACGCGCCCCTGATCCGCGACGGATCCCGTGCCCGTGACGGCGACGCGCTCGAACGTGTCGCTGGCGTCGATCTGCACCTCGGGGATCGGAGACGCGGCCGTGTCGCCCGTGACGCCACCCCAGGCGAACCCGAGCGGGATCTGGAAGTTCGCGGACGTCCACGCCTGGGAACGCCCGCGGGAGCCGGCCGTGCCGTGCCCGCGGGAGTTCATGCACGCGAATCCGCCCGCGTACTCGACGCTAGCGTTCACGACCTGGGCGGCGATGAGCGGGATGTACCCCTCCCTCGAATCGCGCCTCGCATCGGCGGTCAGTGCCATGTTCTCGTCTCCTGACTACGTTTCCCTGCTGAACTCGTCCATGTCGCCTCGTCCAGGTCGCTCGGACTACTTCACGACTCCGTTGCCGTCGACCGCGGAGTACTGCATCTGCGTGTCGATATAGCGCTTCGGCGACTCGTCCTTCGCGAACGACCCGTGCCCGTGCTGCTTGAGCTGCTGCCACTCGCTATAGTGGCGGATGGCGCGCTCCAGCTTCTCGGGACCGCGGGCGCGGTACGCGAGCACCTCGTCGGGAAGGTCGCCGACGTTCTCTCCGCCGACGCCGTCCTCGGAGCCGTCGGTCGGGGCCTTCGGCGCGAGCCGCTTCACCTCCGCGACGTGATCCTTGATCCAGTCGATCCCGTACTTCCTCGCGCCCTTGCGGATGTACGCCTCCTCGTTGTCGCCGAGGGAGTACCCATCGACCTCACGCAGCGCGTACTTCACTGCCTTGTCGATCTGCCGCGAGGTCTCAGCGGTCTTGAGCTTCCCCTCGACGGTCGAGAGGCGCGCCATGAGCTTCGCCGACGCCTTCATCTCGACGGGGCCGTCGTCCTCGTCCTCCTCGGGGGCCTCGGCGGCCTTCAGGTCCTCGTCGTCCTCGTCGACCTTCATGTCGTACGCCTTGCCCATCATCTTGAGCATCTGCTTCTGACCGGCGAGGATGCCGCCGAGCGCCTTGGCCATCGCGGCGAACTGGCGCGCCGAAGTCTCGCTCGTGCCGGCCTGTCCGCCGGGGGAGCCCTTCTTCTCCTTCGCGCCCTCGGTGAGCGGCTCGTCGGGTTGGAGGACGTCGGCCATCGCGGCGGCGGCGTCGGGGCACGTGCAGTCGTCGGCGTCGAGACCGCACTCGGGGCAGACGTCGCCGTCGGCGAGGCGGAGCGCGGCGAACGCCTTGGCGCGGAGCGTCTCCTCGTCGTCTTCCTCGTTGCCGTCGGCGAGCTTCATCTCGCGCATCTTGGCGGAGACGGCCTTGTCCTTCTCCTCGTCGGTCAGGTCGGCGAACTTACGCATCTGGGTGCCTCCGTTGGAAGACTGGCTGAACTTCATGCCGAGGGAACGGGCAGCGGCTTCTGCGGCGGACTTGGAAGCTCCGATAGTCGGTGCGTATCCGGTCTTCGCAACCTTGTTCGCTTTCGTGTCAATGACACGCCACAGCGATCCGGATGCGTCTGGCGGATACGCTTCCATCCGATATCCCTGGATCGTTGCTTCCACGATCCCTTCGTTGCCGGAAGTCCAACTCGCTCCGTATTTCATCTGCTTCGCTGCGTCGGCGAACTTACGCATCTGGGTGCCTCCGTTGGAAGACTGGCTGAACTTCATGCCGAGCGAGCGAGCGGCAGCCTCTGCGGCACTTTTCGCCTCGGAATCCGAAGACGCGTTCCCACGCTTCTTGACTCCGCCCTTGTAGTCCCCGACAAACCAATCGAACCCTCCGCCCAACGCGGGGCTGACCGAGAGCATGTCGCGGGACGAGTTCTCCATCGTCCAGGACTTCGGGGTCGACTGGACCCACGCCCCGTACTTCATGCTCTTCTCCGAGAACGACGAACGCGACTGGAACTCTGCCGCGCTCTTCG